ACGTAATACTTTTCCTTATAATGGTGTGAAACAAGCTAGATCTCGAATAACTTGTGGTCAGGAAGATGTTCCAACATTAATAGGACAAAGTTTGGTAACCCCACTTAACAAATCTTTACAAATGCTAAACGGAGGTTTCAATTGGGGTGGTCGTATAAATGGACGTAGAAATTTTAAACAATTGGTTGATATGTTAGATTGTAAAGATTTACCAGATTTTATTAATGCTAACACTGATTTTAATGGACATGATAATGGTGTTGATGAACGTAAAATAGTCGTAGCTTTTGCTTTAATACGATGTTGTTTCCCCTTTGGCTCAGGGATAGATCGACTATTTTATTATGTAATGAGCGGTATGATATTTAAGCGTTTAGTACTTCCTGAAAGCGGTTTGATTTATGAAGTTTCTAAAGGCATATTGACTGGTCATTCATTCACTTCATTAGTTACTACTATCTGTGCTTTTATTACACTTAGTACTAGTGTACATGAAAGTATTAGGCATGATGATGCTGTTAACGTTAGATTGCAAGGTGCAGGCGACGATTGGATTATGCGTATACCTAAATATGGTTTACATATTTTACGTGATTATGTAAATAAATATAGTGGTAATACTTGTGATGCTATGGATGCTACAGCTGGTGATTTGAAGAAAACTTATCCATATGTGTTTCCTACATTTTTAAAGAAACATTATTTATATGGTATGATAGCTTGGAATACAGTGGAGTTGTATACTAATACTTGTTATCCAAGAAGTACTAAAATGAGTTTGAAACGTAAAATCGACAACTTACTGGTTATGTGTGTATCTGGCCCTTTTAATTCTAATATTATTGATTGTTCTAAGAGATTAATAATTTATTATATATGTAATAAATTTTTAGAAGGACGGTACTTATACAGTAAGAAACGTGGTTATTATAATCTTATATTCAACGAAATTTTTCGACTACTCCTATATGAACGATGCATATCTAAAATTTTACTTAAGGTACCTAATACATTGAGATTTTCATGGTATAGCGATTATACTGGCGGTACTGATGTTATTGATATACGACAACTATGTGAATCATATATCAATGATCTTGATGATAAGGTTCTAAAATCTAGGATCTGGATGCTGCGACCGACTTATTACGAACGTCATGAGAGTGTTCGCAGACTAAAGGTCTTTGACCTTAATAAAGTTTTCGTACCTGTTTATTTGCCTTGTAGCCGTG